GCAAATGCGTTTCTTAATGCATTATTACCAATATCACTTAGTGCTCCAATTGTAGATCCACCTACGCCTGCAATTTGTTTATTAATCGCAAGTTCTAGACCAGCATCAATAACACCTACGTAATTGCCATCCGCTCCAACGGGGGCATTGACTGAACGTAAATGTGCTACACTTGATGCCACGGCCTGAACGTTTGCTTCTGCTTCTGATCCGCCTAGGACTGCTGAAGTAATTGTTCTACCAAATCTATCGTCTAGTACTGTAAAGCCATTACGTGTGGTCGCTCTGAATTCATGTTTGTCAAAATCTGGATTGAACCAGGTGTTAACTGTTGGAGTTCTGGTTGATCCGAACGCCATCGCGTCTGGTGACAAGACAAATGATTGTGTAAAGTCTGCGTTAGCGCCACCTACACCGTCATCATTTGTGAATTCTGTTTTCATTAAGGCTGTACCAGCTGAATCTGTTGCTGTTGCTAAAACACCTGACAATCTGTCTAGTGTAGCACCAACTACATTATCAAATAATCCATCCTCGACCGCTTCTTGTGTTACGTCTGAAGCAGAACCTCTTTTAGCAAATGTAATATTTGCCGCTACTGGTGTTAAGTTACCTTCTGATACAGCAATAATTGAATTACCTTCTCCGACTGTAGCCGCACCTGTTGGGACTGTAGCAACTGGAATTCTAATTTGTCCACCGCTTTGTCCTTCTACGTTTAATTGCATTCTGATGATAGCAGAGTTCTGTAGTAACGTTTTGTCAAGATAGTAAGGAACTAAATCTTGAACGATATCTGCATACATTTGAGCAATTGTATCTGAACCTGTTGAATAGGCCATAATATTTCTCCTGTAGATACTTAAATTGTTTTAAGTATTTTTCTATTTAATGTATGGATTAGGCTAAGCCTAATCCGGTTATATCCTGCCTTATCTTTGCATTTCCTTTCTAACCATTGCGTCGGTTATTTTAGATTTAGCAAGACCAGGCTGATTGTGACGTATTCTCATATACGCCGATCTGTATTCAGTATCGGTGTTTACTTTATCTTGATTAAATGTTTTAGTCGTTTGACCTGCATCACTTAATCCTGTTTCGCCGTACTGTATGTCAACACCTTGTTTACCAAAAGATAGACCTAATTTTTCTTTACCAACTATTTCAACTGCTTTAGCATAGTCTGGTGTTTCGCCATCTGTTGTTAAGAAGTCGTTTCCGTTTCTTATAGCAAATGTGTCACCTTCTACTGCTAACATACCGTCTGCTTTCATTAACTTGATTACAGACTCTTTCTGTTGTGCTGACCAATTACTTGGCATAGCATTTTGCAATTGACCCATATGGTCTTTCAACATTAAGTCAGTCTTTAGACTGTTTACTTGTGATTTAAGTTCTTCTACCGTTGCTTCACGTTTTTTAACTGCATCACGCAGAGAATCAACATTTAGGTTAGTTCCTTCTTCAGGATTAACCTCTTGCAAAGTAGATACTACTTGCTTCACTTGGTCTATGCTATCTACGTTAAGTTCATTGAGAATATTCTTTTGAACTTCATTTTTAGCATTAGCGGCTATTCTGTTAGTGTCGTCTCGAGTATATACTCTAACTCCATTAACAAATGTTTTACCGTCTTTGACCTCAACACTTGGTGTTGTATTATTATCAGATTTAGTCTCAGTTGCTACTGATTGCTCTGTAGCGACAGGATTTGCAGAATCTGTTACTGGTTCAACGTTTTCGGGTTGAACTGCCGTGTCATTTGATGCTTCCATCATTATCTCCTTTTATTCGTAGAAGTAAACGTATTTTTTCGTTTACGGATGTTATGTTACACCCTACCTATGCCTTTTTACAGGCTATTATTAGTATAAGTTGAATCTACCAATTGTTTTAATCTTTCCTTCAACTTATTCTGTAAATCTTTCTTAAATTCCGGTGCTTCTGTCATATCAACACCTGTTATCATTTCTAATCTTAATTCATACTCTTCATGTGTAGCAAAAGGCATATACGTGACTAATCCGTCCTCTCTCGTATGACTGTGAGTGCCTGTGCCGCCTAATTTCTTTGCTTCAGCCTCTGCTTCTGCTTCTGTTTCATAATCTCTTATAGTATATTCTTCTTCATCATCGAATACATTAGAGTATCTTTCATATACACTTAATAGTGTATCTATTTCTTTAATTTCGTGTTCCAATCCTTTCTGATTGTATAATCTGTTATAACTTATTGCTATGTCGTCTGGCATGGGTAGACCCATCCAATCGAACCATATTCTCCATAAATTATATTCTGCATTTTCCATACTTGTTGCTTTCTTTCGTATAAATGCTTCTAATTTACTATCGTATTGTTCTATTTGTGCGCCTGAACGAGATGCTTTGATTAAGTCTTCGCTTCTTATCATTGCTACTTGGTTCATTTTATCTATTTGCTGATCCATAATAGTTCTTATTTCGCCTAGACTACTTAGATCTGGTGATACGAATTCGTATGTATAGTTAGGTTGCCCGTCGAGACTTGCTCCAGTTATAACAAGAGATCCAGGCTCGGCACCAACACTTGAACCATTACGGTTGAACGTTTCTTCGTCACAGATATTAACAGGGTGAAGGCCATATGACACGGCACTATATTGTTCTCCTGCTAGACTGTATACACTACGTTGTATTTGTGCGATATCAAAGATGGGCGTATGCCCTATGCCATTCTGTATCGGCGTGCTTTGATATACGGGTCTTACGATTGAGGCCGTACCTAATTCGTTAGGTTGGCGTATTCTGTAATATCCATCGTAATCATCTGTACCTTCTATATACTCTACGTCTTCTGGTAAGTATATATCTTCGTCTTCGTCTATTTGTACGAATACGGTATCTATGAATTGATCTGTAATAACTTGGTATATTTCTACGTTATAGTCTTCTGCTATACGTATGACAACCTTATCTAGTACTAGGTCGCCGCTTGATGTGTATTTGTAACTCCAATTAGTTACATCTGTAGGTTTGTGCATTCTCCATTTAGGATATGCTGAGTCTTTAGCCTTGATACAACTTACCCACACAACTCCCATTGTGCTTGTAAATGTATCAACCATACTCATAAATTCGTTTAGCGAATTCTGATCGCCGTCTGCATTGTTTAAGAATGCATTTATTTCTGGTGTGTCCGGTAATGTTCTTTGTGGTGCTACTCTAAATAGCATAGCATTGTACTCTGATACATACAGTCTGGTGTATGGAAATACCGGAACATTATCTATTTTTTCTTGATAATAGTTGCTTAATGCTACTCCGTTATTTGCTTCTTGTGGGCTATTTACGTTTCTTGCTTTTGCTTTTTTAACGCCTAGTGTATTACCTTCTGAGTCTATATCGTACGTATTGATGGTCTCTGACCCTGTAGTATAGTCACTGGCATATGCTCTTAAATATTGCCCATCCTTATATGACTGACCGCCATATAGGCTTCTTTCCGCCAATTTCCAGTCTTTATAGTATTTCGTATATAGTGGATTTTGATTTAATATAAATTGATGATAATCGAAGTGGTTAGCCAACTGGTTTCTCCATATATATGTTTTTCGTACGGTACATACTATTTATCTAATTCGGCTAAATTAGGTGTGAGCAAAGCATAAGTGAACTTCGGAGACCAATCGTCAGAATCAAATTTGATATGTCTGCCCACAATAGTATTTATACTTTAAGAAATAAATGCCCACGGCAAGTGGGCACTTAGATATAAATTATTGTAGTTATCTGCTTACACCATACACAACTGTAAACAGAGCAAGATTACACCTGTAATCTTTTTGCAATAATATTTATATTGATTAGAAAGAAAGACTCACATAATCGTGAGTCTTTTTAACCGTTGTTTTACATCGGTGTTAGCAAGTTAGGACAAGCCACTTTTACTTATGGTGCATAGAAAGAAATGGCCTATAATATAGGCCATTAAACGATTGAAGAAGATTACCGGACGTACTATTTTATTAATTTATAAATTAACAGCCCTGTTAATCTTACTTCTATTTATTATAGTGCCTAGCGAGTGACCTGGAATCTGGGTATGGCATACCCGTTGAATGGACCCGCTAGGGCTTTTATAGTGTTATTGTTTCTGTGTCTGCTATTATAGATGGAGTATCTTCTTCTGGTAAGAATATTCCTGCACGTTGTAGCAATGCTACCATATGTGGCATATCCCATATGCTCATTCTATAGCCATAACTTTGTGCTATTCTTCTTAGTGCTTCTGGGTGTTTGCTGTTTTTGTATTTGTGTATTGCTTTCATTGTTTGCTCCGAACATGTTATATAATTGAATACCGTATTTTTTTGCCATTAAGTGTTTTTGATATATTTCACTGTCTGCTAGCCTTTCCTGTGCCTTTTGATCTTTAGGTAAATTGAAGTAGCCATAAAACCATTCGTTATACATATCCTCGTGTGGTCTTGCTGTAAAATCTATTTTATCCTGTTTTGTGTTTTTCATACTCTTCCTGTGTAACTGATTCTATAGATCTTAGGCCATATTTCATTACGTAATTTAATACTGCTAAATCCATATGTTCTTTTGTAGGTGCCATTATGTGTGTATAATTGTATTCTAAGGGTTGATTACCTATTGCTATACCTACCTTAAAATATGCTATTAATCCTTTAGGGTTTTCCTGTTTTGCCATTATTTGATTCCTTATTTCTTGTGTTTATATTAGCTCTAGGCTTTCCAAATATCTTTTCCCAATTGTCAGCATACTTACTGTCATCTTGACTACTGCGTCTGCCTGAACCTTTTCCACCATGCCAATTACTCTTCTTCATCGTTGATAACTTTACCATTGACTCTGATTTTGAATGTAGGTTTTGTTTTGTTCTTACCCCATTCTATCTTGTCATAATTGTCTTTGTACTGTTGGTCGTTTACACCTGTGTTTATTTCACTATAACTCATGCCATCTTTTATACTTCTGATCTTTTTTAGTTCTGGTGACTTATCTATAGCCTTTATGGCTTGTTTAACCAACTTCTGATCCATATGTTCAGTTGACTTCCTTGTGAACTCATCCATATCAGTCTCTTTTACGAATCTCGTTACCGAATCCTGATAATAGTGTTAAGAATGTTAGTGGTAAGAACCATAGTGATATCATATCTAACATATGACCCCACATAAGACTTAATCCTATAAGACTCATTGTGTTTATGCCCGGTGTTACGTGGCTACTTTCTTTGCTTAAATATTCTGGTAATTTCATACTTTCTCCTTGTTTTTTATTCTTGTTGCTACATATATATACTTAGTGTCCTCTGGACAATTCCATAGATATTCTTGTGCCTGTTGTCTACATTCGTCTAGTGTTTGTGTGCTGAATGTTTTTAGATATTCTTGTGCTGGTTCGATTACTTTTATTATGTATTCTACATTTGCCATTATAAATTCCTTGTTACCTTAAATGTTTGTTTGTATTCTGTTCTCATCGGATATAAATTATTGATCATATATCCTACTGCGTCATTAAAATGTGAATAATCCACCGTACCGTTTTTTTCTGGTTGTCTAGTACCTTCTTTATAGGTGTGGCTTCTTAATCCTTTTATTATTTTAACACATTTAGGTGATATTGTCAACCTAGTATTGTCTGCTTTACATACTGCATTTACACTTGCTATTCTGTCCTTTACACTAGGGTTTACTGATCCTACTTTTAACTGGAATCCTGCGTTTTTCAGTATTAAGTGATCTGTTATGCCTCCTGCTGATGTACGCCTTTGTGCACCACTGGCGTCAGGATAGCAGATATATCTTCTGTTAGGGTATCTTTGCATTATTTCTTTTACCATTTCTCTGGTGTCTGTACCATATATTTCTATTTCATCATATATATGTATGCCGCCCTGATACTGGAAGGCGATTGCGGCACAGCCTGGATCAATATTGAAGTCGATTCCCACGTGAATAGGTATGTTATCACTATGCCCGAACTTCATATCTTTTATGTTATGTTCGCCGAATGCATAGTATATAAGTCCTGAATAGTCTACGAACTCTGCTTCATATTCCTGTTTATATGTTCTTTCGTCTAGATCTATACGAGCCTGTGCTAGTTCTTCCTCACTTACGATACCGCCTTCTGCTGTTGTGAACTGCCAACTAGCCCAATCATTAAGATGTTTTGCGTCATTATATACATCATATAGCCACCCTCTGCCTTTAGGTGTAGATATTATCATTGCTGACCCTTCTTTATCGGATAGTGTAGGACGTATAACGGCTTTCCATGCTTCTTCTGATATATCCGCGGCTTCGTCTAATACCACATAGTCTAGACCTATACCCCTTATACTATCAGGATTATCTGCACTTCTTAGGTATATCATTGACCCGTTTACTAGTGTAAATGCTAAGTCAGACTTGTTTACATCCTTTAGCCATTTACGTTCTTTTAGCATAAGATATAAGTCATCGAATACAATCTGTTTAGCCATACGATATGTTGGTGCTATATACATACACTTTTTATTAGGATATCTGCTGTATTTTGCAAGACTGGCTATAGCGGCCATTGTTTTACCGCTACGTCTGCCTGATATGATACACTTGAAGCGATTTTCGTTGTTGATTATCTCTTTTTGTATATCTGTTAACTGCATATCTTTATATTAAACGTTTATTCGTCTAGCCAAGGTAGTATTTGCGTTGCGTCTGTATTTACTGGTTGATCGCTTTGTCCCAGTATATTCTTACCTAACCATATCTGCATACTGGTGTTTCCGCCTAATGCCGCTTTGATTTGTGCTTTTCTGAGTGCTTGTTTCGTTTCTACCTGTGCTTTTGTCACTAAAACACGGAACCTATATTTTAACGTTTCTATAGGTATATTAAAGTAATCAGACATTTCTACCCATGTACAATGTAATCTGGCGAGATTTTCTATATCTTCTGGTTTTATTACCCTTTGTTTACCGGGTCTACCTATTACTAGTCCAGCAGATTTATTGATTACTTCACCTTTATGGTTCTTTTCTTCTATTTCGCCCCAATTACCCCATACTTCTGGGTATTTTTTAGATAATTCTTCTATTTCGCTTTTGCTACTTTCACCGTATTCCTGTTGCATTATTCTACCTCTGTCAATAGTTGTACATGGTCTATTTCTATGCGTCCTGCATGATCAGCCGCATCTTTACCATTACCTTTAACAAACACTAACGCCTTTTCGTGATGTTCTACTACGTCTCCCTTAAGGAATACTAGAGCATTTTGATGATGTTTACCTACTTTGCGAGTTGCTTTGAAGGGTCTTCGTGCTAGTATAGGTAGTGTGAGGCCTG